AGTCATTTTAATATTCCTTTTCTGTTTTTGAATATACTTATTTATACAATTTTTTTTATGGTTAATCAAACAATTTAGAGCCCTAAATATAAATCCTGGAGGCGCTAAAAAATTTTTTAAAATGAAAATAAATATAAAAATAAAGATAAAATAAAAACATAAAAAAAGGGTTTCGGAAATCCCGAAACCCCGAAAACCCGAAAGCCCGAAACCCCGAATTAAAAATCCAGATGAGCATCTCCCGAAATAGTGACACTTTTTTCAGTATTTGCACCTGATGCAATTGCAAATTTTAAAAGGTCATTATCATCAGCACAGCCGCCTTCCTCATTAATCCACTCACCGCGCCATTCTAAACTTAAAAGATTATTTCTTTTTTCACCTGTAAAAATATCTAGAGTTTCAATATCAATATCTTTTAATTCAGCGCTAAAACTGCAATCCTCATTATAAACGCAATAAATTTCTGCGTAATCATCTAATTTAAAAAGCCTAGCATCAGTATAACCGCCCCTAGCATCTGCGCCGCCGTGAATTTGCAATAAAACATAATCACCGCCGTCAATACAATTTGAACCACCGTTCAGCTGTAATTCTTGACCTTGTAAAATTTGAGAATGATTAGAAGCCCAGTTGTAAGTATTAAAGCCGTCTCCCTTTACTTCAAAACCCTTTTGTAAAAGCCAGTTTTCACCTTGTTTTGAAACGCCCCAAAAATCACCATCCCAGTCTTTTACTGGTAAAGAATTAAATTCGTGACAATGTTGACATAATTCTAAAGCGCCGCCGCTCAATAAATGAAACACATTTACAGTAGGTAAAATTTCAGGTGATATTTCACCTTTAAATTTATTTAAATATATTTCAGCAGTTGCGCTTGGCTGGTTTTTAAAATCCTCTAATTCGAGGTTTTTATTTTTTTGCCAGTTGCGGCCATTAGCGCCGCCGCTGTCAAGCATATGTGTACCAGTATTTTCTATTAACATTTCATATATTGTTTGTTCTAAAGTTTTCATTTTTTCACCTTTTCAAAATACTAAACTATAACTTATTTATACAAAAATTTTTATATTATGGCAAATTTATTTTGCAGGTTTTTTTGTTCCTGGAAGCGCTAAAAAAATTTTGGACCAGGCCCATTTTTAATTATCCAGGCATAGAAAATTAGAGCCCGAAGTATTAAAATAAAAATGTGAATTCTGAAAATTTACCCACACCCCGAAAAACCCGAAAGATCCCGAATCCCGAAAGCCCCGAATGATCCCGAAAGTTCCCGAATAGTATATTAGTAATATCCCCGAATAAACTAGCCTGCCGACCGATCCCGAATACTCCCGAATCCCGAACCCCGAACGACCCGAACTTTTCGGAAAGGTCTGCGTGTACAAGGGCGTTTTAAGCAATCCCGTTATTCGACCAGACTTTCGTTATCTGCTGTTACTGGGATTTGTTCCAAGTTTTTGGGATTTTCTGTTGGAGTTACGTCAATCATGCGATTTTTAGCACGATCCATAAATTCCTGCAATTGTTCTACGATTTGATCGCGAGTGAGGCTATCGATATTTTCGTGCGTTACATGGCTACGGGCTACCATTAATCCAGTTACTTTTAATCTGAGTTCTTCTGCTTTTATTGCGGCTGAGAAATTTCCAGCTTGCCATGCTTCATCTCTGAGCAATTGCATATCTCTGACAGATTTTGTGACTGACACTCCGTATTTACTTTCAAGTTCTTGGCGCATTTCTTCCATGCGTTCTTTGACGGTTGGATTATTTAGAAGCTGAACTGCTCTGACATTTGCGTTTGAATATCCGGCTTCTCTGGCGGCAGCTGTTTGTGTCATATCGCCGTGTAGGTAATTATCTAGGAACTTTTGTTGTTTAGGATTGAGCCTTCTATTACCGTGAACTTTATCTTCTTTTATTCCTACCTTTGGCATGACCTTATTTACCTTTATTAATGATTTTTGTGACCCCTTTTTATTCTACTAAAAAAGCTATGGATATCAAGTGCTGTTGGGATCTTATTACGTCAGGGGGGATTATATATATCCCCCCCTATAAGGGGGGTGACGTAGTTGACGTAAATTAACCTACTGATTTTGTTTATTTATTCGCGTCAACTCGCTTTTTTGACGTAATTGACGTAAATAACCTAAACTATTGATTTTGCTCAAATAGTTACGGCAACGTCAACGGCGTCAACTTTGACGTAAAAAAAGTTGACGTAAAAAGTATACAAATTTTTTTATGTTTTTGCTTGTGTTATGCTGTTTTTAGTATAAACTGGCATTAGTCAAAAACAGGAGACTTATATGACAATTACTACGTTTAGAAGATTAGAGGTCACCAATTGGTTAAGTTACGAGGAAGACCGATTGGATGGATTTATTTATTTGACTGAGGGATCTGAAGTTCCAACGAAGCCTGATTACATTCAAAACTATTTACACATTTTGAAGAATAAAGATGGTGATAAAAAGTATTACATGTTGGTTGATCGTGGTGAATATGAAAGCGATCAGATTGTGGATTTGGAAAACATTTTATTTGATTGGGCTAAAGGTGAATATCACCAAGGCACTTATAAAATTGAAGAGATAGATCCAATCAAGGAACTATTTAAATTTGAAAAAGCTGAAGATCCAGACGTTGAGGATAGTCAGTATGTATTAAAAGCCGATGATTGTTTGTACATTCAGGTTTGTGATGCATATGAGTATATGGGTAAAACCACTTACGAAGTTCATAAATTGGCTTGGATTGATGACGGTAGTAATTGTGTTACTGAGCATTTTGGATCATTTGAAAAACTAGATGATGCCATGAAAATGGTATTGGATCTCCACACAAAAGAAGAGGAGATAGCATAATGACAAAAGTAACAGAGAAAAGATCAATTCATAATCAATTCCCAAACTTTGATGATAAAGAGGGCTTTAACAAATTACTTAATGAATTAGACAAATATGGTTTTGAGGACGAGTGTTGGCACAATGAGGCCATGCCCCATGTTTGTAAAATGATACCAACAGAAAAATATCCAGACAGAGGTATGCGTGTTTGGATGGATTGGAAAGATCATCAGTGGAGTGATTGGTATCACAATTTAAAAGAAGGTCAGACTTATTATAGATTTAATGTCCATCTTCAAGGTGAGTACGGTGACAGTGACACAACCGAATTTCAAAAAGACTTTGAGACAATGGAAGAGGTCTTGGAGTTTGTTAAAGATTATTTTGAGTCTAATGTTGCCAAGTGGACGCCTCTTTATGATGAGTGGAATAATTGGCTTGGTAAGCAAGATAACATTGATGACAAACAAGCGGACGCTCAAGCGGTCATCACTTGCTACACTTTAACTGAAGATCAGAAAGAATATGTAACTGACTTTATTGAAAGGTGGGAACAATAATGTGTGTAATAGATGAGTATGGTTATAAACAAAAGCCGATATTTCAAGATTTATGTCAACACCCCAAGGGAAGTTACGCTGGAACTACAATCTATAGTGGAAGTAGATCTGACATTTATTTTTTTGTTAATCCGAAAAAAAGAGGAAGTCTTGATCCAAAAGATTGGTCTTATTGTTGTCGATTTAGTGATGATGAAGGGGGTGATTATGCGTCAGGCACTGTGGATGTCTGGCTTATGGGTAGCGGATTTCAAGGAAATGTTAGCGCAGAATATGTTAATAATTATGCCAACGAGAATTTAAAAATGATCCGTTTATGGATGCGTCACGTTGGTTTAATCTCAATTGAAAAGGGAGATCAATAATGCCTAATCATTGTTATCAGAATGTTTTCCTGAGAGGAGAACCAAAAGAAATTGACCGTCTTTACGAGGCGGTCAAGGAAGAAAAGTTTTTGAGTGCTGTCATTCCAGAACCAGAGAATATGTTTCATGGTAATTTGGGTGATGATGAGCGCAAGATGTGTGAAGAAAAAGGAATTCCGAATTGGTACGATTGGCGTTATGACAATTGGGATACCAAATGGGATATTACCGCAGTTCATATTGTTGAAAAGCCGCAAGATGACGATCACTATCCAATTCCTGTGAAATATTTTAAATTCAAATGTTGGACGGCTTGGAGTCCACCGATCCCTATATGGAAAAAATTACATGAAATGGGCATAGAAGTTTGTGCTGATTACATTGATGAGGGCGGTTGGTTTGAAGGTGAATTTAAGGAAGGTGAGAAGAAAAGTTGGAAGCCTGAAGAGAACCCAAGATTTGGGGAGATTTATAAGGAATATAACAAGCAATCATTTTCCGTTTACCCAAGTCCTGATGACGGAGATCATTTAGATTACGATCCTGAGTTTGTTGAGTTTTGCTATGAGTACGAAGTTGATGAAAATTACTTTGCAGAGTTTGTCAAAAAGCAAGAGGGTTGGGGCTCAGAAGAGGAGGATAATTGATATGAGTGAACTTAATAAAATTCACATTATAAATGAGAAGGCTTGGACTTTAAATAAGGGTCAAATGAACGTGCTTCAGGTTGCAATGGATCACATGGTTGAACACATGGAAGATGTTGTGAAAGAACTTCCCGAAGTTGATGTTTACAAAAAGCGTTTAGAGGATGCCCGAACAATAAGAAATATGGTGCAACCTTGGTGACGCATAAATCTATAGGCGGACAGAAATGGGCATACTATAATGAGATTGACCCATACGCCGCAGAATGGCTCAGATCGTTAATTCGATCTGGGCATATCGCAGATGGGATAGTGGACGAAAGGAGCATATCAGATGTCCGACCAGATGAACTTCAAGAATTTACTCAATGTCACTTCTTCGCTGGAATCGGCGTCTGGAGTTACGCACTCAGATCGGCTGGATGGGAAGATGACCGACCAGTCTGGACAGGATCTTGTCCGTGCCAGCCTTTCAGCAACGCTGGTAGCAGAAAAGGGGTTACTGACGAGCGGCACCTCTGGCCTCACTGGTTCCACCTCATCGAACAGTGTAGACCTTCAACGGTCTTTGGAGAACAAGTTGCGTCAAAAGACGGCCTCGGTTGGATCGACCTTGTACAAGCTGACATGGAAGGAGCGGACTACGCCATCGGGTCTTTCGATCTCTGCTCTGCGGGCTTCGGCGCTCCGCACATCAGGCAAAGACTTTGGTTCGTGGCCGACACCGACAACCCGAGATCACAAGGGGGGATATCAGGGCGGACGGATTCGAAATGGCAAGATAAGCACGGACACTCTGGACGTAGCGGCTCAACTATCGGGATGGGCGACACCGACATCGATGACGGGCGGAACGAACATAGCCCCGTCACATCTGAACGGGAAGCACGGTTGGAACACGGGGGCGCAAGCTCAACTGGCTGGATGGCCGACACCGAGAGCCAACAAGGTTCATCCAATAATAACGGAAGAAAACCGAGACAAGTTAGCCAATCGGAACAAATCAAATCTGGAAGAAGTAGTAGCGGTTCTATCGGGGTGGGCAACCCCGACAACAGCGGATCACAAGGGAGCGGCAAAACCAGAGTCGGTCAAGGAGTGGAACAGTCGGGGTCACAATTTACCCGAACAGAGTCAGATGTCGGGATGGCCGACACCGCAAGTAGCGGACGACAACATGAGCCGAGTGAGAGATCCTCAGAAGTTCAGTCAAAGAAGACTGGAGACAGGTCGATCAATGACTCTGGCGGACACGGCGCAAGCACTAGCTGGATGGGCGACACCGAACACGATGGACAGTCTTCCATTACGGAGCAAGGAGGCCATGATCAGGATGCATCAGACAACGAGAAAGAACAGATCGTTTCCGTGCAATCTGAGGGAGCAAGTATCACCAGACATGATCGAAGCGGTGATGGAGGCGAAAGGGGAAGTGAAGCCCAAACCAGAGCCAATGAGACTAACGGTTTCTGGCGAGATACTGACTGGCTCCTCTGCCGAGATGGAAAGTGGAGGCCAGTTGAACCCAGCACATTCCCGTTGGCTCATGGGGCTACCTCCAGAGTGGGACGGCTCCGCGCCTACGGAAACGCCATCACGGCGCAAGTCGCGCAAGGGTTAATAGAAAGTTATATGGAGGTAAAAAATGACTGAATTATTATCAGAAGAAAACATCAAAAGACGCAAAGAATTATCTATTATGTTGGGAGAGCGTACTGGAGATGACATTCACTGGACGCAAGTCATGGAAGATAAGGACTGCGTTTATTATCACGATTGGGAGTACCCTGATGAAGTTGAGGTATACTTTAAGCCTCTTCCTATGTGCGCTGAATCTTGGACAGATATTCGTTATGAGGATAGCGTGTTTTTTTATCAGGGGACTGAAATACCACAACATTTAAAAGATAAGACAAAAGTTCTTATTGAGGAATACAAAGAACACGAAAGGGAGTGTTATGGGTAAAGTGAAATCATGGGTGATGGATCGTGAAGAAAAAGCCGCAGATCGTGGCTCAATGGATCGATATTATGGGCGGCAGCCAGAGCCACACATTTGGTTGGATAATATTGGTAGGAGTGTTGTGACTGAGAGCAACATGACTAAAGAAGAAAAGGATGCCTACATGGAAGGTTGGCGCAACGAAGAGGACAGAAAGGACTGGGGATGAACAGAATTTTTGAGGAATTTTTGATTGCAGGCATTATTATTTTTATGGTATGTGGTTGGATTTTGGGAGTTCATTGTCAATTATGGTAAACCCAAACCCGAAGGCTGCAGAAAAAAATGGAGCGCGGTGGATTTAATTTGCAAAAAGGAAAAAAAGCCGCGCCCCCAAGTTTCAACAATTACGGGGGTAACTGTGTAAGTTGTTTGTAACTGAATTTTATATGTGTTGCAAATTTTTTCTTGCCAGCCAGGACAGCTTATGTCATGTATTCTTTAATAGGAACATCGCCTGTTTCCTATTATTAAACTCAAAATACTGAACTAGACCCTCGATGCTTTTTATTTCTGTTTTTGGCATTGGGGGTTTTTTTTATAAAAAAAATTATATTCATTATTGATTGAGTATATAAAATATTTTATTAATTATATCACATCTAGAATAAAGGAATATTAGATGGCTATTGAAGACGATACTATGTGTATGCACTACACACTTGAAAGGCTTGGTGACATCAAGACTGAGACTGATCTGAATGAGTTTAAGAAAGAGATCAAACACAATCTTGGTGTTAACGAGCAATGGCGCAAGGATAATCCAGCTTACCTTGATTTGTTAGCGCAAGATGATTTTGATGTTCTTAGGGCTATTAGAACAACTAAAGAAAAATATGTTCGAAGGGCTCTTGATAAATCAGATAACATCGGATCAGCCGCCAAACTATTAGGGTTGAAAAATTATCAGACTCTGCAAAACTGGATGAAAGATTTGGAGATTAGTAAAGATGGATGATGATGGATTTAACACGGTTCATGTGTTCCCGAAGCCCGATCACTACCCCGAAAAAAGAGAGTTCTTGGTGGAGATAGAAGGCGTTGTTAGAAAGACTTATCCTATTAAGGCTGAGAGCTCTGCAAAGGCCAGTCAGTTGGCTAAGAGCGAGTTCATCATTGAGTTCGGTGGTGACAGGGATAAGATATTGATTAACGATGTGTGGAAAAACAAATGATCGAATACTTCACGGCACTTGTCATTGCATATACTTTGCATGGTCACGACATCGAAACAGCCGTATGGTTTGAGAGCGAGAAGCATTGTTCGAGAGCTATGGAAAACAGAAGTGCAGATTTCATGTACGACTATTTGTTTGACTTGTATGGCAATGACATTTCGATGGGTTGCTACACAACAGATAAAGTGTCAAAATTAGTTAGGCCGCGAGTTCGGCCTAATTAATTATCTCTCGGCAACTTATATTTTTTTATAATATTCCGAACAAATGTTTCGGTTGAAAACATAAACTCTGCAATTTTTGGTATTTCCATTTTTCTATTTAAAAAACTATTAATCATCTTTGCATTTTTAGATGAAAGAGGAGGTAAATTTTCTTTTTTATTTTCTTCTTTTTCAGACCAAGTTTTAACTTTAATTTGTCCCCGAAGATGAGGTTTTTCTGATACATCTATTCTGTTTTGAGCGCACCAGTTTTTGCTGTAGAGATCTTCATATCTTATTCGAGCCTCTTCGTTTTCGTATATATGACCTTTTGCTTTCGCTTTCATTATTAAATTCCGTTTATAATCGCTTGTTCTTGGTAATACAAATTACCACCTATGACCCCGATAAATTGTTTTTTTGATTTGTCTGTTCTTTTATAAGCACCTAGCCTACCATCTTGTAGTAAAGCTGTAACAGTGTTTTTAATTGTGGTTCTGCCATCATCTCTTAAATTTATAGCATTAATATCTGTAGACGGTGCGTTTTGAATTTGAGCCCAAACACCATCAATATTACCATCTTTTGTCATATAATTACCTGCTTCTTCCTGAATACTGATAAAGTTAAATACATATTCGAGTCTATTTCTAACGACTTCAGAACCAATAATACTTCTAATATCTTCACTTCTATCTTCTAGCAGCCCGTTGTTTGAGTTACGAATAAAGTGTCTTATGTCCCGATTTGCAACGCCATTTGATTTAACCACGGCTCCATCAAACACAGCGTTCCTTGTATAAGTAACGCCAAGGTTTTTACATCGTGTCCTGGCTACACCCTCATCGACTTGCCAAACAGCGAAAGCTGACCTGACTCCATCAACAATAGCTGACGTGCCTCGAATAAGATTACGAGCTTCTTCTGGGGTTGTGACCGGATCTTTATCTCTAATCTTAGCCATATGGTGATTGACCATAATTGTAGCACCTGTTTCTGTAGCCATTTGAGCTAATAGACCCATGAACGCCGCGCCAGCCGCCGGATCTGCGTTTACATCTGCATGGACAAAAGATGCCATAGGATCAATAATGACCAACGCCAGATCTTCAATTTCAAGCATTTCTTCGTAGATCTTTTCAAACTCTGGTGATGTAACGTAGGTATTGTCTGACTTCATCATAATCGGAAACACACCACCTTCGTTTGGTAAAGGTACAATTAACAAGTCATGCTTGTAGTTTGATCGATTGTTCATAGCATCGAGTCGGCTAACTCTACGATGTAATTCATCTCTATCGTCTTCAGCCGATAGTATTATTGCTGATCCATGATGAGCAACTAATCCACCAAAAGATCTCTGCATGGCTTGACCGGATGCAACTTTCATAGCCAGGTCTAGTGTCATCATACCTTTACCGCTATCTCCTGCAGCGGCAAAAACACATGGTATTCCTAGAGGTATTGTATCTCCGATCAGAAATTTTTGTTCTGGTGGGACTCCTGCGAATTGCTCTCCAATTAACAGACTTTTATTTTTGAGAGATAATGTCTTTTTTACTTTGTGATTCGGTGCGTTGAGAAACTTTGATACGTCAAAGCCTTCTTCTATTGCATCAGCGGCATCCCATTTTTTAGGCTTACCCTGTGGAGGCGTGAGCATTGTAACAGATTTTGCGCCTGCGTTGACTCCAAGTTCTTGTATAATTCTAGCTAGTTTTTGTCCTGCATCATCATTATCAGGCCATATAATAAGTTCTTTCCCGTGCAGTGGAGAGAAGTCAAACTTATCTTTGGTGCGCTGAGAAAGCATTCCGGCACCACCAATAGTACAAGTTGCCGTGTGTCCTAGTTTGATTAACTCATCAGCACACTTCTCTCCTTCAACCCATATGACTCGATCAGCTTCTTTGATTTGCGGTAGGTTATAAAGAGGTCTTGTTTCTGGTAATCGAGGAAACTGACGAAACTCTTTCTTTGCGCTACCATCACTATCTTTAACAATCTCTCCAGTTTGATCTCTTTCTATATATTTTCTGACAGCAACAATAACTTCACCGTCTTCTGATAAATATAAATACTCAGCATCATATGGTGTTGAGTGATCAATAATTCGTTTTGTTTTGATTTGTTGAGTCTGTGGCTCTTCTTGTTTGGGCTTTATTGGATTCATGGGTGGTTCTGTTTGTGGCTTTTCCAACCATGTAGAGAAGTGATCTGCTACATCTTTTATTTTCCAATTGTATGCCGCCATCAGGATTTTAGTTATTCCCCCAATGCCATCGCCTGTGTTAAAATCCATGCCTCGCATAAACTCTGGGCTCGATGGATCTATATTTATTTTTAAAGACTGACCTGGCTCTCCGTTTAAAGACCCCAGATAAAATTCATTACGAACAACTTTTCCGTTGGGATAAGCGTTTTTAAGAGACTCTACTTGCACATAAGACGGAACTCTATCCGTTATATCTGCGACTAAATCTCTCTGTCCATTACCATATCTTGTATTGCCAATTACCCTTAATGACATTATATTGTCCTTATATACCTATTTACCTCTTCAGGGGGTAGATCATAGTCCTTTTGCCTACCCCCTGCTTTTTTAATTATTCCAACAAGTCTCCCTAAACTCGCAAAACTTACAAAGATAAAAATCTTTTGTTTGAGCTATGCGAGGTAGAATGTCACCTGCTTTTGC